GGCCTATGTGATCGCGGACAACCAGCTAGCGCTGAATGCTGAGTGGGATATGAGCCTGCTGCAACAGGAGGTTATGTCATTAAACTTGGTGGACTTTGATCTAGATCTACTTGGGTTTGACGATGAGTTTTTGCAAGGTCTTATTGATCCCGACGGCATTAATAGCCATGACAATGAGTTAGGCGAAGCTGATGAAAACATCTATACTGACAAGACGGAAGTGCCACCCTATACAAAGATAGGACCAAAGCCAGATATTAAAGACCTTTGTATAACCGCAAAAACTGAAGAGCTTATTGACGCAATAAAAAGCTCTAATGCATCGGACGACGAAAAAAACATGCTCATCGCTGCAGCATATCGACATTCTGTGTTCAATTATCAACGAATTGCAGAATACTATGCTCATAGTGACCCGCATATTCAAGAGCTGTTTGAGCAAAGCGCACTTGTTATCGTAGACATTGGCTACGCTATAAAAAACGGATGGGCAAGATTGCAGGACAAACTCGACGAAATCTATACAGATGAAAAGGGGGATGACAATCATGATGCCTGACACTTTTGCTGCCTTTATTCTTTCACACGGCAGGCCAAATAATGTTTTGACATATAAATCTCTTCGATCGCACGGCTATACAGGCAAGATCTACGTGATAGCCGATAACGAAGATAGCCAGCTTGCCGAATACAAAAAGAACTTTGGCGATGAACTGATTATTTTTAACAAGACAGAATACGCAAAGCATGTAGATGCATGCGACAATTACGATAAGCGCAACTCAGTTGTGTATGCACGTAACTACAACTTTAAGATTGCGCGAGAACTAGGCATAACACATTTCATTCAACTTGATGATGACTATACGGCGTTTGGGTACAGCGCAGACAATAACCGCAACTATATCACAAAAAATCTAAAGACAGAAAGGCTAGACAGTATCTTTCTTGCCTATTTGCGGTTTCTTGACGATACAGGCGCCACGACTGTTGCGTTTGTACAGGGAGGAGATCTAATAGGTGGCAAGAATGGCTATTTTAAGCGATTTCACAAAAAAAACATGTTCATGAGAAAAGCTATGAACAGCTTTTTCTTTAGGTCTTCAGATGACATTGAGTTTAGAGGGAGGGTTAATGATGACGTCAATTTATACGTTGAAGGATCAAGACGAGGAAGCCTATACCTAACGCCGATGCGGATACGGCTATACCAGCCTGAAACGCAGCAAAACTCAGGTGGATGCACTGAAATCTATAAAGACCTTGGAACATATGTCAAATCTTTCTACTCGCTAATGGTTGCGCCATCTTGCGTAAGAATAACCATGATGGGAACAACGCATAAACGCATTCATCACGAAGTTAAATCAGCGCATGCTTACCCCGTTATCGTAGATCCAGTCTATCGCAAAAACAGATGACTGACGACTCTGCATTGATTCGTGAAATCATGTCCGCTATTCGTGATCTAGGCGGCAGGCACTACATGGGCGATCGGATGAACCCACAAACCTTTTATGATATACAGCAGAGAGTCACTAGCATCGTGAGCAGTTACAGTGTCAACAAGATCACAATCGAGCATCATCCTGTGTAACGACTATGAATCTTCAGGCCTACGCCAACCACCGCAAAAGGCTGGGCCTGCGTGGTCAGTCACACGTCGCCGTGATCAATGCGATCAAGGAGGGGCGACTGACCGCCCCTGCGATTGAGCGCCAGGGCCGCAACTGGGTGATCAACCCAGACCTGGCAGATGAGCAATGGGCGGGCCGAACGGATCCGGACAACCGAGGCGGAATGGGCGGTGGCACTGACCTGCCGATCGGCCGCGTTGTGTCAGCTGCTGACGCGCCACCGCAGGCGACCAAGGCTGGCCCATCACTGGCGATCAGCAAGCAGGTCAAGGCGGCCTACGAGGCCAAGCTGACCGAACTGGACTTCAAGGAACGCAGCGGAGAACTGGTCTCAGTGCGTGAGGTCAAGGCACAGGCTTTCGCACTGGCGAGGAGCGTGAGGGATGCGCTGTTGGGGATCGCCGACCGGCTGTCGCCACAGCTGGCTGCGACGCAGGATGCGAGGGTGTGCCACCACCTGCTGAGCGAAGAGATCCGGGTGGCGCTGCGGGGATTGACCGATGGCTGATGCTACCGAGACCTACCGGCTGGCGTTCCTGGAGGGCCTCAGGCCGCCTGATCCGATGACGGTGAGCGAATGGGCGGACAGGCATCGGATGCTGTCGCGCAAGGGCAGCAGCGAACCTGGGCCATGGCGGACAGATCGGACGCCCTACCTGCGCGAGCCGATGGATTGCCTGAGCCCGAGCAGCCCGTGGCGGCGGGTGGTGCTGATGTTCGGCAGCCAGATGGGGAAGACCGAGGTGGTGCTGAACTGGTTGGGGGCGATCATCCATTTGTGGCCGGGGCCAGCCCTGCTGGTGCAGCCGACGCTGGACATGGCGAAGCGCCTGAACCGCCAACGGCTGGACCCGCTGCTGAAGGAGACACCGGTGCTGTCGGAGCTGATCGCTCCAGCGCGGTCGCGGGATTCGGGCAACACGATGTTCCTGAAAGAATTCAGGGGCGGGCTGTTTGTGCTGACCGGCGCGAACAGCGGCAGCGGGCTGCAGTCGATGCCAGCGGCCTACCTGGCAGCGGATGAGGTGAGCAGCTACCCGCTGGAGGCTGACGACAAGGGCGACCCGCTGGAGAACGCCGAGACCCGAACGAGCACGTTCCCGATGGGGAAGGTGCTAATCACGAGCACGCCAGGCACGCGCGGGATGTGCCGGATCACCCAGGAGTTCGAGACCCGCAGCGACCGCCGCCGCCTGGCCGCGCTGATGCCGTGCTGCGGATCGCGGGAGGTGCTGCAGTGGCGCGAGCACATGCGCTGGGACAGCCCGGACGGCGAGGTGTGGTGCCAGTGCCCGGCCTGCGGTGAGCGGGTGGCAGAGCACCACAAGACGAGCATGCTTATGGGCGCCGAGTGGCGCGCGACCGCCCCGGGCGACGGGATGACCGCCGGCTTCCACCTGCCGGGCTGGTATGCGCCAGCGGGCTGGACCAGCTGGGAGATGATCCGCGACGAGTTTCTGCGGGCGAAGGGCGATCCGCTGCTGCTCAAGGGATGGGTGAACAAGAGGGCGGCCGAGGCATGGGAAGATGCCGCGATTGCAGCGATCAGCGCCGACGGTCTGATGAGCCGAGTCAGCGAGACATGCCATAGCGACGGCACGTGTCCTGTTGGCGTGCTGGTGCTGCTGATGTCCGTCGACGTGCAGGACACCTGGCTTGAGACGACGGTCTGGGGATTCGGCCATGGGGAAGAATCATGGCGAATCTGGCATCAGAAGGTTGAGGGCGACCCATCTGCGGCCGATGTGTGGCAACAGATTGACACTATCCGCGAGACGGAATGGCCACGAGAGAGTGGAAGCACAATGAAGGTCAGGCTCTGTGGTGTTGATACGGGCGGACATTTCACGCAAGAGGCCTACAACTACTGCCGCGAGCGAAAGTCTCAGGGCGTAGTTGCACTCAAGGGCAGCTCGACACGATCCGCTCCGGTCTTGAACAAGGGCAAACGAGTGGATGTGAGCAGAAGCGGAAAGACAATCAAGGGCGGCGTGATGTTGTACCTGGTTGGCACCGACACGCTGAAGCGCACGATCTACGCGCGGCTGAAGCACGAGGGAACAGGGCCAGGCGTGATCCATTTCGGCAGTGGCACCACCGACGAGTACTTGCGCGGCCTGACCTGTGAGCGGCTAGTCCCGCGATCGGTCAAAGGGTTTCAGGTGTCGACGTGGGAGAAGCCTGCCGGAGCGCGAAACGAGCCGCTGGACCTATTCGTCTACTGCCTGGCCGTCTTGGAGCTGCTGAAGCGCCGCTACAACCGGGCGACGATGTGGGACCAGCTGAGGGCGGCACTCAACCCAGCAGAGCCCCCACCACCCCCCGAGGCCCCGACCGGCACGGCGCCGCTAGAGTCACGGCAGCCCCGACGCCGCGGCGGGTTCGTTCAGAACTGGTGATGAGCCCGACGTTCCCCGATCAGATCCGGCCAGGCGATACGGTGATCTGGCGCACCGATGAGACCACGACGCCAACCCTGGACCCGATCCGCAGCACCGGCGGCTGGGCACTGAACACCTACGTCCGGTTCCCGGTGGCGACCGGCGCAACCCAGGCCACCGGCACGACCTATGGCAGCGGGTGGGAATCGACCTTGAGCGCCGGGGTGACGGCGCTGTTCCCGACGGGGCAGTGCGGCAGCTGGCAGAGCGTGGCGAC